ATGCGTCCCTGGGCATTGGGCCGTAAGAACTGGTTGTTTGCAGGTTCGCTGCGCAGTGGACAGCGAGCGGCAAATATCATGACTTTAATCCAGTCAGCAAAGCTGAATGGGCTGGATCCGTATGCCTATTTAAGTGATGTGCTGAAAAGGCTGCCGACACATAAAGTGACCCAAATAGAAGAATTACTGCCACACCGCTGGAAATCCGACCAAAATTAAAAAATAGGCATGGAGTTCAGCGGACGCTTACACAACAACACCCTTTTTAGGTATTGATATTACAACTTCCATTAATGTTACTGATTATATGACAGGATTATTCAATCTTGTTATTTATCATAATTCTGGAATTAAAACGTTAGTAGCAGGACGCTTCTATGGCATGAATATAGTAATTGATGTCGCAAAAACAGCTGGCGTTCCCAATTCAGCAATATCGGTCTCAGCAAGTATTGTAAATAATGTTTTGGTTTTAAATTTAGCAAAACTAACTGGTAGCTTTACTCCAGGATCATACACCTGTACTGGTTTTATTAAATTAATTTAAAAGGTTACAAAATGTCAGAATTAGAACTAAATTTCTATATCTCAACTATTGATCAGGATTTCAAGGTTACGCCCCTAGGTGTAGTTAATTCTAATTATGAGGAGGTTGACGAATTAAATTATGGTTTGCTCCAAGAAGCCAAATCTAAGGGTCATTTCATTTACAAAAAAGAAGGTGAATTTAAAGCTTCAGAGGTTTCAAAACCTAATGAAAAGGCAACTTTTAATATAGCTGCTGAAAGTTGGGACTAACTTTTAATCATGTAAAAACCATTTTCACAGACCAAGAAACTTACACTTTTGATTTAGTCATGCAAGCCTGTTTGTTGAATTAAAACCTCAATTAACAGGCTTTTTTATGGCTATAGATCAATACCACCACGGAATCCGTGTCCTTGAACTCAATGATGGGATTCGGCCAATCCGAACCATTGCAACAGCAATTCCAGGCGTTGTTGCAACTGCAGATGATGCAGATCCACTCGTGTTTCCAGAAAACCAAGCAGTACTAATTACAAATATACAAGCTGCAGTAGCTAAAGCCGGGAAAAACGGAACATTAGCAAAAGCACTTCAAAATATGGCCAACCAAACCAACGCTATTTGTGTCGTGGTCCGTGTACCCACTGCAGTTGATGAAGCAGCTCAAACTGCAAACGTGGTTGGAACCGTAACTGCTGAAGGAAAATATACCGGCCTTAAAGCCCTTCTCGTTGCCAAATCTAAATTAGGTGTTCAGCCACGTATTTTAGGTGCACCAGGGCTTGATACTCAGGCTGTGGCCACTGAGTTAGTTGTAATTGCTAAAAAGTTGCGTGCTATGGCCTATGCCTATGCATGGGGCTGTAAAACCAAAGAAGAAGCAGTTGCATATCGTGAAGCCTTTGCTGCACGTGAACTTATGATCATTTGGCCAAATTTTGTAGCATTTAATACGACAACTGCTCAAACAGAAACCGTACCAGCTGTAGCTGTTGCTATGGGCTTACGTGCAAAAATAGACAATGAAATTGGCTGGCATAAAACCCTTTCAAACGTTGCAGTATCAGGTGTTACTGGTATCGATGCTGATGTGACTTGGGATCTACAAGATCCAGCAACTGACGCTGGCTATCTCAACAGCAATGAAGTTACAACTTTAATTCAGCATGAGGGCTTCCGTTTTTGGGGATCTCGTACTTGTTCAGACGATCCTTTATTTGCTTTTGAAAACTATACACGTACTGCTCAAGTGTTGGCCGACACCATGGCTGAAGCACATATGTGGGCAAACGATTTACCACTTCATGGTTCATTGGCCACAGATATTATCGAAGGCCAAAAAGCCAAATTACGCGAACTAACACGCGAAAAATATCTTATTGGTGGTGATGCCTGGTTCGATCCTGAAGCAAATACCAAAGACACATTAAAAGCAGGGAAATTGGCCACTGATTACGATTACACCCCTGTCCCACCGTTAGAAGATTTGACATTCCGTCAACGGATCACTGATCGCTATCTCGCTAACTTTGCTGCATCTGTAAAAGCTTAAGGAGCATAACGCATGGCTTTACCTCCAAAACTCAAAAATATGAACTTCTTTAATGAAGGGAATAGCTATTTAGGAAAAATTAAAACTGTTGTTCCACCGAAACTGGCCCGTAAACTGGAAGGCTATCGTGGCGGTGGCATGAATGGCACAGCATTTGTTGACTTAGGCCTTTCTGATGATGGTCTTGAACTTGAATTGACATTAGGTGGATTGGATCTCATCACTTTACGTCAATTTGGTATGGAAAAAATTGATGGTGTTTATATGCGTTTTGCTGGTGCATATCAACGTGATGACACAGGTGATTATGATTCAGTAGAGATCATTGTTCGTGGTCGACATGAAGAGTTCGACCGCGGAGAAGCGACACCGGGTGAAGATACCGAGCACAAAGTTAAGTCTAAGCTGGTTTATTACAAAGAAGTAATTAATGGCGTCGTTGAAGTCGAGATTGATCTTCTTGGCTTTAAAGAAACCATTGGTGGCGTAGATCGTCTTGAAAAACAACGCAACATCTTAGGCATTATTTAAGTTTCCTTCCCTTCTGTAGTCCATTACTGCAGAAGGTTTTTTGTTTAACTTTTAGGATATTTCCAAATGAATCAAATTGATCAAGCGATTAACCAGGAACAAATCAAAAACCCAAATGAAGAAGTGGTGACCTTAGAAGAACCAATCCGTATGGGTGAACAAATGATTACCCAAGTCACCATCCGTAAACCAGGTGTAAAAGCATTAAGTGGTACCAGTCTTCAGGCTATTTACCAGCATGACGTTGATGCACTTTGTAAAGTACTTCCACGTGTTACGTCACCAGCACTGACACCTCAGCAGATCTATCAAATGGACCCTGTAGATTTCGCCAATTTAGGAGGGCATTTGGTCACTTTTTTGTACCCGAAAGCTTTACAGAAGGAAATCAAGGCTCAGACAGCCTAGAGCTTGTCGATGATGTAGATGAGGCAATAGCTAATATTGCCGTCATCTTCCATTGGCCACCAAGTACCTACGATGACATGGATATTGTTGAATTGAGTAAATGGCATCGTAGAGCAATCAAAAGAAATCAAACTAACTAATTAGAGTCCACCAATGGCAGATTTAAAATTAGAAGTCCTATTTAATGCAGTTGATAAATTATCTGGCCCTATAAAAACAATCGTTGGTGGCTCTAAAACCTTATCAGATGCCTTTAAAAAGACATCATCTGAACTGAAGGCACTAGAAGCCCAACAACGCAAAATTTCAGGCTTCAGGCAGCTTAAAGAACAATCTGAAAAAACTGCTCAGGCCATTGAACAGAATAAGGAAACTCTTAAACAGCTCAAAACGGCTATGAATATTGGTGCCCCTACTGAGCAAATGGTTAAGGATCTCGCACGTGCTGAAGCTGCACAAAAACGCCTGAAAGCAGCTCAAAAAAACCAAGGTACTGAAATGACGGCTTTAGTCCGTGAACTTAATCAGGCTGGTATCAGTGTTGACAACCTGGCTAATGATGAATCTGAGCTGAAGAATAAAATCCATCTCACCACAATGGAAATTAACAAACAAAAAGAATCTTTAGAACGTCACCAGAAAGCCCAGAAGCAATATGAACAAATGCAAGGACGTATGGCCAAAGCTTCAGATCTGGCCAAGAAGGGCCTAGCGATTGGGGCTGTTGGTACAGCTGGCATGGCATATACCTTAAAACAATATGAAGATGCTGAAGATGCAGCAATGGGTTTAAGAGTCTCCATGATGCAAGCCAATGGCCAAGTATCGAAGGAATATGCTGAGATTAATAAATTGGCAAATGGCTTAGGAACCAAATTACCCGGAACAACAGCTGACTTCCAAAACATGATGGCAGTACTTATTCAGCAAGGTATCTCAGCCAAAGCAATTCTCGGCGGAGTTGGTGAAGCAGCTGGTTATCTAGGCGTTCAAATGAAAATGCCGTTTGCTGATGCTGCCGAATTTGCAGCAAAAATGCAGGATGCTACAAAAACCACTGAAAAAGATATGCTTGGTTTAATGGACGTTATTCAGCGTAGTTATTACCTAGGCGTAGATAGCGGAAATATGTTGCAAGGCTTTGCCAAAATCTCAGCTGGTATGAAAACAATCAAAGCTGAAGGACTCGAAGGTGCTAAAGCTATTGCTCCATTATTAGTGATGGCAGATCAGGCAGCTATGGCTGGTGAAGCAGCTGGTAATGCGTATAGCAAAATCTTCAAGTCCATGATGGACACTAAAGGTATAGCAAAAGCTTTAAAGGACAGTGGAACAGGTATTCAAATGAACTTTACCGATGGTAAAGGTGAGTTTGGTGGCCTAGATAAAATGTTCAAGCAACTTGAAAAACTCAAAGGTCTATCAACTGAAGCACGGTTACCTATCCTTTCAGATATGTTTGGTAATGATGCCGAGACTATTCAAGCTTTAAATCTACTGATTGATAAAGGTCAAACCGGCTATAACGAAGTTGTGGCCAAAATGCAGAAACAGGCAGATTTACAAACCCGGGTAAATGCCCAATTAAGTACGTTAAAAAATCTGAAAGATGCAGCTAGTGGTACATTCACTAGTATGCTGGCCTTGTTTGGTGAGCAGTTGGCTCCTCAATTCAAAATTCTCATTACTGGATTCACTAATGTCACGGAAAATGTAACGACCTGGGCACAAAAGAATCCTGAGCTCGCCAATACCATTGCTAAAGTGGTTGCTGGTGGCATTCTGCTTGTAGGTGGATTATCAGCCCTTTCACTTGGCCTAATTACTGTATTTGGACCAATGATGTTGGTGACCAAAGGGATTGGAATGATCGGTGGAGGTTTCGGCCTACTAGCTGGAGGATTCCTTAAACTGTTCACTTTAGCAAAATTTGCTGGTACAGGTTTATTGTGGATTGGTAGAGCACTTTTATTCGCTGGTCAACAAGCCTTGATAGCAATGGGCCGATTATACCTATTGGCAATTAGAGGCATAGGTATGCTAGCCCAAGGAATTATTATGGGGGCGGTTAGAGGCGCTTCTTTACTTGGCCAATCATTATTATTTCTAGGAAGAACTGCTTTAATTGCTGGCCGGTTTATGCTGGCAAATCCAATCATATTAGTTGCAATGGCAATCGCTGGAGCTGCTTATCTCATTTATAAGAATTGGGAACCTATCAAAGGATTCTTTATGGGTATTTGGAATACGGTTAAAACTGCCTTCAATAGTGGTATTACTGGAGTATCAGCCCTAATTATTAACTGGTCCCCTATCGGGCTTTTCTATGCTGCATTTGCAAAAGTCTTGTCCTGGTTCGGTGTGGATCTGCCAGCGAAATTCACAGGCTTTGGCGCAATGATTTTAACCGGTTTAAAAAACGGGATTATGTCCAAAATTGGTGAAGTAAAAGCAGCTCTCTCCGGAGCAGTCACAGGCGTCATTGATAAGGCCAGAAACATCCTGGGCATCCACTCCCCCTCTCGTGTGTTTATGGGCATTGGTGATTACACGATGCAGGGCATGGCATTAGGTATTTCTCAGAACCATAACTTACCTGTTAGAGCCACACAGCAAGCTACGCAGAATGTAATTGGTACTGGTACCACAGCAAAGGTTACACCAGTGACACCGATCCGAGCACAGCGTGGTGGCAGCTACATTAGTAATGACACAATTCAAATCACTATTAAGGCAGAGCACGGACAACCGGTTCGTGAAACTGCACGTGCGTTACGAGCTGAAATGGTACGTCTCCAACAAGAAGAACGCGATGCTCGTCGTAGATTCTTAACTGATACGGAGTAAACAAAATGATGATGGCATTAGGGCTGTTTGTATTTTCATTACGAACAGCTGCATATCAAGAATTGCAACGTGTTACTAGCTGGAGACATCCGAGTAATAGCCGGGTTGGGTCTACCCCAGCTTATCAGTTTACTGGTAAAGGTGAGGACACTATTACCCTGAAGGGAGAAATCTACCACGAACTGACCAACAACCGAATTGTATTAGATCAAGTTCGTCGTATGGCAGATACAGGTATGGCTTATACCCTAATCGAAGGTACTGGCAAGATTTATGGCCTAGTGATTATTGAAAATATGGAAGAGACAAAAACCTATTTCTTTAAAGATGGTGCAGCACGTAAAACCGAATTTACCCTGACACTAAAAATCGTTAAGGAGTGGAAACCAACTTTAATAGGAACGCTTGTAGGCATGGCTGGTGGCGTAGCAAATAGGTTGATATAAATGTTTAATCAGATCACCAACAAACTAAAAGACGCAGCTGAGTCATATCAGTCTGAAACTGAATATCCTTTCCCAATTTATCGCCTAGAAGTAGATGGTAATGACATCTCCCCTCTCGTTGTCGACCGTTTAATTTCACTCACTATTAAAGACAATCGTGGTCTTGTTGTGGACTCTGTCGATATTGATCTTGATGATTCAGATGGGCAATTAGAAATTCCACCTGAAGGCGCAATCATTCAGGTGTGGATTGGTTGGTCTAATACAGGTCTGGTCGACAAAGGAAAATACAAAGTTGAATCAGTCACTCATCGCGGTGCACCAGATGTTTTAAGCATTTCAGCTTTCAGCAATGATGTGTCTGAAGGCTTAAAGCAAAAGCGCGAACGTAGCTTTAGTAATAAAACAATTCAGGTGATTTTTGAAACCGTTGGTGCTGAATATGCCCTTAAAACAATTGTGCATGACACGCTGGCCAACCGGGTAATTTCATACATTGCCCAAAATGAAAGTGATGCAAATCTGATTACCCGGATAGCAGACGAACATGATGCTATTGCTACGGTAAAAAATGGCCATTTAATTTTATTGCCCCGTGGAGCCAGTCAAACCGTATCCGGATTGCCCCTTCCTACGGCCCAAATTTTTCGATCAGATGGTGATGGCCATAACTATACGACTGGTACCGGTACTGACAGAATCACCGGTGTTAAAGCCTATTATTACGATACAGGTAAATCTAAAAAGTTATATGTGGTTATTGGTGACAATGAAGACAATTTAAAAGAGATCCGCTACGTCCACCGTGACAAAAAAACGGCTGAATTAGCTGCTCAGGCTGAATATAACCGGTGCAAACGTGCATCTCAAAAATTGTCTTATACCTTTGCCTTTGGCCAACCTAACCTTATCCCGGAACAAGAGTTTGTATTCACCGGTTTAAAACCACAGATTGATGACATCATTTGGTTAGGGACCAATATTACCCATAACTTAACAGACAGCGGTTTTACAACAAGTGTGGAATTAGAAGTCCAACTACCAAATACCGATGATGTATCAACTCTTTTTGAGCCAGATAAAGAAGGAGATAAAGAGTTAAGGAAACAAAATAAAAAACGGACTGGGCGTGACTGGGCTAAATTTACTGGAGTAATCGTCTTTTATCGTGAGAAAAGTAATGGCAAGGACTTAAAACTCACTTCAGGCGATCAAAGCTATCCGTATAGACACACTACAACTTACCAAAGTAAAAAGACCGCCACGGCAGGGTTAAAAAGATTTCAAGCAAGAATTGATAAAGCTAAAAAGGGTAAATAAAAAAAATCCTTGCTTCGGGGGAAAGCAAGGACTAAAAACAATAATCAATTTTCGATACAAATTATTATAAATCACTATTTATGGTTATTTTGTTATAAAATCGTAATTAATTAAACCAATAGGTAACGAAATGGCTCGACCTCGTTCACGTTATAAATGCCCCCATTGTGGTGAACCTTTTGCAATACGTTCAAGTGATGCATTAAGTCCACTACTCCGTATGTTCCAGGCACAGTGCCAAAATCTGAATTGTGGCTTTACAGCTCAAGGCTACATGGAATTGAAGTTCCAGCTTTCACCTCCAGCCCAACCAAATCCTGAAATTAATTTACCTACTCCGGACCGCACTTGGAAAATGGAGCCAGCATGACAGATAAAATCGATATTGCACAAGAATTACAACTTAAACAGGTTCAAATTCAACCTAAAGACTTTAGCCGTCCTTCTCTTACTGAATGTGAAGAATGCGGAAATGATATTCCTGTTGAGCGTCAACGCTATGGTTCTGTAACCCTTTGTGTTGAATGTAAAAACACACAAGAAAAACTTTCTAAACGGTACTATTAAATGACAAATTTCTTCATATTTTTTATTATCGTTTTCGTATTATCGCTACTCATCTTGTGGATGATGTTGGATTATCAGTTCACCAGATATATTCGTGCAATAAAAGTTGCTCAGCTAGGGAACATGGATCCTAGTTCAGTTCTCACTGATGAAATACGAATCAATCAAAATTCTGAATCGACATCAAGGGGTGCAAGAATGTGGCTTTACCCAGCCCTTATCGGATTAATCATTGGTGTCATGATCAGTGGTTCATTATTCCTCTATTTCTTTGGATAAAACAATGCCCCTTTTATAGGGGCTTTAAAATTATAATTAGATTACTTTTCAATTTTAATTGTACAGAACTCGGATACACATACATTTTGCATAAGCTTGTGTCCCTGAATTGAATATTCAGTATGTTCACCCTGTATATCTACTTTATGAATAAAATAGCCAGCATCATTACCAAGCGTTGCCATTCCTAAACGAATTGCTTTATCTAAGCTTGCTTTATCATGTTGATGCCAAGAAATCAGAATATAATTTTCACTAAATTCCAGTTGTGTATGAATATCATCAAATTGATAAATTTTCTTAACTGCATCACGACTGTCCATGCTATCAATCATTTGTACAGTTTGGAGATTGGCTGCTTTTATAATATTTTCAGCACTGCCTACACCAGCTTGAGAAACATTTGGTAAGGTTATTTCAGATTCATTCGAACAGGATGCAATCCCCAGAAACAGAATACTAGCCAAAATCTTTAATCTATTCATTATGCTATCCACCACATACATTTTCACATGGAATGCCGTCACCATCCCGATCTAGCCGACTATTACCACATTTCAATGCAGCTTTTGCTTGGGCACAATTCACCATTTCTTTACAGTATCTAGGCACAGATCCACATTTTAAACTGCCTTGAGAAGTAGAAGTACTTTGCTTTATGACTCTCGTACTATTATGCGCAGTTCTGCTTTTTGGCAAAGAAGGAGTCGTTGTAGATCCATCATAACTAAAAGGGTTATTTATTGTTCGTTGTTGAGCTTGTTCATTATATAAATGTCTAGCTTCTTCAGCTGTCATAGGCACTCTTTGGGAAGTTGGATTAACTTTTGGTGCTGGTGGAACTGTAAAATATGGCTCACTATAAATACAGCCAGAAAGCAAAGTGACAAGCCCCAACAAAATAAGAAATAAATTTCGGCTATTATTTTTCATTCGACTAACTTATTAGACCTAAACCTTAGTGCATTTTTTCTTTGAAGCACTTAATGTCCCATTTTTACACATAAACTTGCCATCAGCAGTACAAGCTTTAACCCCACCTTTTTTACCAGAACAAGGCTCTCGCCCTTGCCATTTTGCATTTGCTAAAGAAACAAAACACATCGAAATCATTAAAATAGATAAAAAACGTTTTAACATTTACCCCACCTCACATAATTTTTATAAAGTCTTGACGTTAAAATAGTAACTAAGTTATTCTAATTTCACCATAGCAAAATCTATGGTCTGGCGTGAGAACCTGAAATATTTTACGAAAAGGCGCAAAAAGTCCGTCATGGACCTTTTTTTTGCGTAAAATTCAGCTTTGCTGCTTTTTGGCAGGCTGGATAGGGCAGCTGTATAGCTGGCCGTTACCTTTTCGGACGGTATTCTCACCCCTGTTCAGTCTGTCACCATTACCGTGAGAAGTGGTGGTGTCAGGTTTAAATCTTGACGAAAAGGATAAGCAAATGAAATATTTCGCTTTAACGCAATCGCATACTCAAAATAATGTAAAAGAACACTCACCTATCTATAATCTGGCTGCTTATCAGCAACGCCAACGTCAATTCAAACGTCAAAAACTCCTGAAGAACTTTTTCGACACAGCTATATTTATCAGCATTGCCGGCTTCACTTTCTCTATGTTGTTTTGGGGAGCCTAAGCCATGGTTAAAAATTTTGTGCACCTCTCGCGCACCTTTTGTGCGCCTTCGTTTTTCCCACAAGCTCTGTATCATTTCTCTCAATCTAATAAATTGGGAGTACGACCATGAATGCACTTACTCAACTTGACGATGCTGTATTTATTCATGAAGACCTAGTTAAAACAACTAGTCTCAAAGTAGCTGAGTTATTTGGCAAACAGCACAAGAATGTTTTGCAAAAATTAGAGTGTTTAGAATGTTCACCTGAATTCACTGAGCTTAATTTTCAGCTCAGTGAATATTTAGATAGCACAGGTCGAAAGTTACCAATGTATGAAATGACCAAAGACGGTTTTATTTTCTTGGTCATGGGTTTTACTGGAGCTGCTGCAGCTAAAATTAAAGAAGCCTATATCAACACCTTTAATCAAATGGCTGCCATCCTTTACAACAGTGATGGCAGTCACCAGCAGATCCACGAAGGTGCTGTAGTTCAGCTGAAATCAGGTGGCCCGCTTTACACGATTAGTAAAATCTTTTATGACCAAAATGGTTATATGCAGAATGCTGAAGTCATATGGCACAACAAGGCCAATCTCTGCAGAGAACTATTGCCCATTAACTGTTTAACTCTTGAATCCAAGAACCTGATTCAAAACAAAACACTAGAAGATTTCTGGGCATCACTGCACAATTTTGGAGTTGGTAAACTTAACCATAGCCGAAACCAAAATATTCTGGCACTTAATCTCATGCAGATTTACCAATGCATTGAAGGTTTACCACCTAAAAACCAACTGTCAGCAATCCTAATGCATAGTAGCAATCCCTTTCCCATATATATGCAGCACAATCATGCGGTCAGTAGTGCCATTACCAATAAAACGGTGAAATGCTGGATATTTAATACCAAACAACAGCAAATCCCATTGCTAGGGTAAAACTAAGTTTTTGGATAAATTAACTTTATTTCATCAGTGAAGCGACATTAGATGTCGCTCACCCACTATATTTTAAAACCGAAATTTATCAAAATAGACCCATGATCAATAGATAGGGGGAGAAATGCACTCAACACTTGAAATTAACAGCCACAAGAAAATGACGGCTGAGGAAATACTTGAAGAAATTGAATATCCACTTGAGAATCTAGAAAACTTTTTGCTAGCCATGACAAAAATGAAAGTGGTTGAACGCCTAGAAGAAAAAGAGTTTTCGGCAATCATCAACACACTTCATTACCAAGTAAGCAATATTAAGCGCGCAGTTCACACCAAATGATTAAAAAACCCGGCTTAGGCCGGGTTTTAATTTTCTTATATTATTTATTTAAACTGATTGGCATAGGTTTCAACTATAGAAATTAAACCAGGGCGCATTTCTTCACGTGTTTGTCGATACAGTTGAATGAGCTTTGATTCATTTTCTTCTAAGTCACTGCTATTCAATTCAACCCTTCCCCAAAGAATATAAGGAATATTAAAGCCGTGGTCCTCGAGCAGATCCAATTGGTCAGTATCTAAGGCTGCATTGTGCTTTTCATAACGTACAACTGAGTTCTTTTTTACGTTCAAAATATCAGCAAGATCTTCTTGATTTTGAAACCCTAAGCGTTTCCGCTCATCCCTAAGTCGACTACCGCGCGTCGACAAATCATCATTTTTCATACTTTTTCCCAGAAAAGCACTTGATTATCACCATAAATAGTACTAAATTAGAGTTACTGTATAGCCAAGTAACTATAAATGGTGATTTTCGCATGAACAAGTCAATTGATCAAACTAAGCAACACACAGAAACCACTATGGTCCGTTGGACAAAAGATCAACTTGAGACCATTCGTAATGAGGCCTTTCAACAAAGAAAAGCTCCAGCTGTGTTCATCCGTGAATTTTTATTGGAAAACCATCCTGCATTTAAACCAAAAAAAACGGATGAGCGATTGTAATCAAAGTCAATTTTGTATGCATGAAAAGCTACAAAGACAAACAAAATATTCACAATCTCAAACAGTTATCAATTTTCAAACGTGTGGTGCTAAATGTCAGATATATCAAGACGCATAGATGACCGTCTTAACCAGATCTTCAAATTCAAAAGAGTTGGAGAATGGTACAGACAAGGCATCTGCCCACAGTGCAGCAAGAAAGAATGCTATACCCATGCGATAAAACCTCGCGTGGTGAAATGTAGCCGTTTAAATAACTGTGGTTATGAAGAACACGTCAAAGATATTTGTGAAGACTTATTCAAAGATTGGTCCAAAGAATTTCCTAAAACTGAAGTAAACCCTCATGCAGCTGCCGATGCGTATTTACGTCATGGTCGTGGCTTGGATATTGCCCCTTTAAAAGGTTTATATACTCAAGATACCTTTAGCAATGAACAAAAATATCCAGGTCTTTATACCGGTACAGTCCGTTTCAAATTAGCTGAAGGAATTTATTGGGAACGTTTTATAGACCGTCCTGAACGTTTTGGACGTCAAAAAGCAAACTTCATTGGTAAATATGAGGGATTGTCTTGGTCTACAGTAGATCTGGATGATCTTTGCAATGCTCCTTCATTTTGGATTACTGAAGGTATTTTTAATGCCATTGCATTAATCCAATCTGGTCAGCCAGCAATTGCCACCATGTCTACTGGTAATTATCCATCTGTTTTACTTAAACAGATTGCAGACCGTTGCCATGAGTTGAAAAAAGACAAGCCACGTCTGATCTGGGCTTTTGATAATGACAAAGCCGGAAAGGATGCAATTAAAAAATTCCACCTCCGTGCGCTTCAGGAAAAATGGGCTTCTTCAGCTGCTCTACCTCCTCACCAGGTCAAAGGTAAAAACCTTGATTGGAATGACCTGTTTATGCACGACTTACTACACAGTGAAGAACGTGCCAAGTATCGTCATTACGGTGAATTACTCATTGCAGAAACTGCCGAGCAAGCTGGTTTACTGATCTATAACTTCAAAGAAGGTCGAACCAAAACTTTTTTCTTTAATCACAATTTCCGTCTGTACTGGTTCAACCTAGATTACGACAAATACGCTAAACGTATGAATCAGATTGAAGAAGATCCAAGTTTTGATGCTCTACTCGATCAACAAAAGCGTGAGCAAGCTTTACGTGACTGTGCAGCTGTCACCGAAATCTGCAACGCTCAGATTGATCCCCTTTATTTTGAACGTAACGAGGTTACGGGCGAAGCCTGGTATTACTTCAATGTTCAGAGCCAATGGGCAGAAAAGAAAACCCAATTTACCCCAAGCCAAATCGGTAGTCGTAGCAAATTTAAAGACGCAACGATGGAAGTCATGGCTGGTGCAATGTGGACCGGTACCGATCAACAGCTTGAATTTTTTATGAAGCGTAAAACGGAACGTTTGAAGGAAGTAAAAACTACCGATTACATAGGCTATTCAAGTGAATATGAAACTTACATCTTTCCAAAACATGCTGTGCATAAAGGCCAAGTTATCCCCATTAATGAACATGATTACTTCAAAATTAAACGTCTTGAACTCAAGAGTTTAGCGAAGTCCCCTGTCATTACATTAAATCCGAAAAAAGAATTTAAGCCTTTTTGGTGGAAAGACTTTTACCGGGTACGTGGCAGTAAGGGACTAATCGCCCTGGCATGGTGGACCGGTACATATTTTGCCGAGCAAATTCGCTCAATACATAGTTCATACCCTTTCATTGAAATTATTGGCCAAGCTGGTGCCGGTAAATCACGTTTAATTGAGTTCTTATGGAAATTAAGCGGTCGTAAAGAGTACGAAGGCTTTGATGCAAATAAATCAACCAACGTGGCGATTTATCGTAACTTTGCCCAAATCTCTAACCTTCCAGTTGTGTTGATTGAAGGTGACCGTAACGATGCACAAGGCAATAGTGTCAAACAAGCAAAGTTTAGTTGGGATGAACTCAAAGATGCTTTTAACGGCCGAGCAATTCGCTCTAAGGGCCTAAAAACCGCTGGTAATGAAACATATGAACCACCTTTCCGTGGTGCCATCATGATTTCACAAAACAGCGCAATTGCGGCATCTGAAGCAATTTTGACACGTACATTACACCTTTCTTTCGACCGCAAAGGGCAATCACTTGAAACCAAACGTATTGTTGATGCACTGGACCGTATTGAACTAGAAGAAGCATGTACTTACATGACCCATTGCCTACGCAAAGAAAACGAGATCCTTACAACGTACCAGGAACGTCTTAAAAGCTTAGAGGATCAATACCACAGTGTAGGCATTACACATACACGTATTGCCCTTTGTCATGCCCAAATTGCAGCACTCATTGAAGCTATTGCTGAGCATGTTCTCAATGGCTATCTGGACTATGAAGAAGTTGCAACAGCACAAGAAATGCTGATGGAAATGGCGCAACAACGTGTGGACCAACTTAATGGTGATTGTCAGGAAGTTGAACAGTTTTGGGAAGCTTTTGAATACCTGCAAAGTGGTAGATCTGCCCCATTCAGCCTTAATCATCATGATAACGATGCTCAGACTATCGCCATCAATTTAAATGAAGTCTACAAAGTCGCTGCCCAGCAGTACCAGAAACTTCCAGAAATTACGTTGATGAAAAACCTGCTGAAATCATCACAAAAATTCAAGTTTATCGAATCTAACCGAGCTGTTAGCTCAAGCCGTTTTCCAACAGATGCTGCAAAAAATCTGAATGCTGACAATGAAATGTCAGACCGACGCAGAACAGTGAAATGTTGGATTTTTTCTAACCCTAACTATGGAGCACCACAAGCATGAATACAAATGTTTGGGCTGAACTAGACCCTAATGAACTGCCTTTTATTGACAAGGAAATTGGTCCAGAAGATTTCAAAACTCAATACCTTTGTACTTGGGATCCTGGCCATGACATTACCCATCAACTCAAAGATGACCAGCGCAATATTGATGAGGCTATTAACCAAGTTCAAGCCTGTATTTGTTCATTGGAATATAACGAAACTAGATCCGCAAGAAAGGAGGCAAAAGAAGTACTTCGAGTGATACGCGCAAACTTGAATTGGGAAAAATACGATGAACTAAAAAATAAGGTCATCAAATTACAAAGCTTACTTTTTAAAGCTGGCTGATATTAAAAAGGATAGAACTATGAAATTTAAAGCAAAAGACAAAGTGGTTTATGAAGCTGATTACATCCCAAATAACCAGGTAATGACAATTACGCGTGGAACGCATAAATCACATGGTGGAATTAATCAGGTTCGATTGTTGTTGAAAGGTGGTGAAGGCTTGGCGCTATCTAGTGATTTACGCCTAGCAACTGAGGAAGAAATAACAGCTGGCCACCGCATCAAAAACTAATTTTTTAAGCACACATACAAAAGCGGCAACTTCTGTATGTGTCACACAACCACAAGAGAGAGCAATTATGCAAAACGATTCTAACGTAGAAACAACCCAAGCGGAAATTCCTGCACATTTAAAGTGTGATCCGCGCATTTTTAATGTGAGTTTGAAAGATGATCATGGAGAGACCTGTGAGCTTGTGTTCAAAATCATTATTAAATGTACTGATGAAGCACTTCATGAACACAATAAGTTTTGGTCTAACCATCAAGAAAGGCTAGAAGACAATAATGGCGATATTGTCGCAGTAATTTTAAAGTTGATTGGTCCAATGGTGCACACAGCTTGCCATGCAGGTAAAGATTGGATTGGTGTTGGCAATAAATATGGAATTAACTCAATTTTTAATGAAGAAGGTTGGGATCCTGACTGTTTCGAAATCACAAAATTATATTTCGAAGATTACATCAATGATGATGCATTTGAAGTCTCACCAGCAGTATTGGAGGACTAATAATGAAATATTCAGTAGATCCAAAGTTCAAAGAATATTACATAGAGTTAGTAGGTGAAGAAAATGCAGATTTCACAGTAGATAAAAATGGTTTACTTGAAGATCGTGATGCATTTTTGGCACATGCATGCTGGGAATATAAAGAAAATCAATTAAAGGACTATCAAGAACAGATAGAAAATTTAAAGCTGCAAAATGACTGCATGATTGACCAAACATGGTTCAAAAAAGGTACACCTGTAGCGAACCTTATTAAACATGCTGAGGCTGTGTATCAAGCTGAAGTGGCAGCACAGAACTCCAAAATCAAATTTGGTACGGACGATAATCAACAATGGTTCGCCCATGATGTTCCACTCTTTGGAACTGTTCAAATTGACCGTATCGAAGAGCATGGTTTAGTTGAATGGGATATCCATTTTAATGGATGTTGGCAAGGCCCCTTTAACTCTAAGCAACTATGTATTCAACACTTAGAAGAATGCATTGCAGAAAAACGTCAAGAAGCTCAGGAAGGATAGCCATGTCTACAAAAAAATATCAGGTACGGATTCGTAAAGATTTATCAAATAGCCCAATTCAACAAAAAGCAGCTTCATTGCTTGGGGCATGTGCTGTTTCTGAAATCAGAACTTTGATTGGAAAGTTTGAAAATCTTCAAGATGCATTTGAAAAAATGGCAACTGTAAAAAGATTAGAAGAATACGAAATTATCTCAATTATTCTGATTGATACGGATAACAGCGAGCAGCTTGGCGAGGATTTTGATTGGGAGCAAACAGCATGCGCGGAATAAATAAAGTGATCTTGGTTGGAATGCTTGGTGCTAACCCAATTCCTAAACAATTTCAAAACGGTGGTTCCTATGCTCAGTTTTCAATTGCCACTTTAGAAAAATACCAGGACAAACGCAATGGTGAATGGGTTGAAAATACAGAATGGCATCGGATTGTAGCCCACAACCGACTAGGTGAAATTGCCTGTCAATTTCTCAAAAAGGGTTCAAAAGTTTATATCGAAGGCTCATTACATACCCGGAAATGGACTGACCAAAATAATCAAGAACGTTACGTAACTGAAGTTAGAGCCATTACATTTCAATCGCTCGATAGCTTGCCACAAGCAAACCCTGTTTAAGGAATAATTATGACAGCTCTAATTTTTGATACTGAAACCCATAAATTACATGGTGACATTATTGAAGCTGCTGCAATGGAAGTGGTTTTTCCACAAATTTCAGCAGATATTCTAATTATTCCAACCATGTTTGATTTCACCAAACGTTATAAACCAAGTGAACCTATTTCACTCGGTGCAATGGCAGTCCACCATATCGTTGATGAAGATCTTGTAAAGTGTCCATCATTCAAAACATTTAAATGGCCAAAAGAGAATATCCAGTATTTGATTGGCCACAATATTGATTATGACATCGAGGCAGTAAAAAGAGCTGGTGCAGATACAACAGGAATTAAAACTATTTGTACTTTAGCTATGGCTCGCTACCTTTGGCCAACATTGGAAGCCCATAACCTAACTGCACTGGCCTATCACATAAGCCGAGACCGTAAATCAACAAGACGTGGATTAAAGAATGCGCATTCAGCCTTGAATGATTGCAAGACAACATACGGACTTTTACACACCATTGTTCAGGAAAAAAACATAAAGAGTTTTCAAGAGCTGTACCTCTTTTCAGAGAAGGCCCGAATCCCTACCCATATTTTCTATGGGAAATACAAAGGTTCAGCTATTGCAGATCTTGATATGCATGCCCTCACGTTTTTAGCACGTAAAACAGAGGATCAATACCTTTTAAAAGCAATCGATTATGAACTATTCCAACGTTCAAATTCTGATTTTACAAATGAATTGCCTTGGTGAGAATAAAATATGGAACTTGTACGACCAGACCACCCTATTGCTCATGAAGCCTATGAAACAGTTAAAGCCATGTCTTGCGAATATATCAAGATTGTGGCACGGACTTATTCAAAGACACAAACTGAAGCGGGCTATTTCATTAGTGGAATTTTCCCATGTACACCCGATGATGGATTCAATCGTAAAGAATGGATTTCAACATTTGAAGAATTACAAGGAGCAAATAAATGACTGTAAGTGTGGACTCACTTATTGAAAAAATGCTCCTTAAATTAATGAAGCAAATTGAAGCAAAGCCAATTATTCCAATTGAATGCCAGCTTTGGGACGAACAGGACATTGCAAATTACTTTAAATATTCTTTGGATTACACCAAACGACATATTATCAGTAATGACAATTTCCCCCCTAGCCGTGAACTGCCAACCTCTGCCACTGGTGATCGCACGGTATCACGTTGGAAAGCCACAGATGTCATAAGTTTTGGTATGGCATTTGATAAAACCAATATCAAATATAGCTAATAAAAAGCCACCGTAAGGTGGCTTTTCTTATGCTAACAAACGACTTAAGCCGGATGACTGATTTAATTCGTCCAGGATCTCATCATTCGTCGGGTTATAATATGTCAAAGCTTGTTTAGGATCTTTCCAACCAAAGATTTTGCATAAAGTAAGTGCATTTTTAATACGTCTGGCCATAAGTGAAGCTGCTTCATGTCGTGAATCATGAAAGGTTAGATCAGAATTTTCTAATCCAGCTTGTTTACGTGCCTTTCTAAACAATGAATCACGTGAAGAATCAGAAACAGTAAACACTTTAGGACTCCCCTTTCGGTCAATTTTTAGAGCTAAAGTCCACAGCTGAAGCGCAAAATCATCTAATGGTACCTTTCTAGCAGTACCATTCTTTGTTTTATCCAGTTGAACATATCGTTTAGACAAAAAAACGTGCTCAGGCAAGCGATTAACAATCTCTCCGGATCTCATTCCCGTGGACATAGCAATAAGCCAAATCAATCCAACTTCCTGCATTTTTGTAGTTGGTACTGTTCCAGGCTTATATTTTAAAGCAGCTAACATGCGCTGAAGTTCTTCAACTTCTGTACGTCTTTCACGATGTGGAGGTTTTTTTGGTTTTCTGAGATTTTCAACAGGATTAGATTCAATCCATCCTTTATCCTTTCGACACCAGTTAAAAAATGAAGACAAAGTTGAATAATCACGAAGGATAGTTGATGGCTTGAGAGGCTTAATTGTTCTTTTAGTAACAGCATCTTCCCATTGCTTTAAAAACTCACCTTTATAACAACTGAGTGGCCAATCAGTATTTGGCAAGTTGTCCTGGTAATAGCGGATCCGTTGCATCTCTTTTTTTGCTGTAGCTTTAAATCTGGAAACTTCATCTGAGTAACGGCCAAGTGCCTCACGCATAGTAATAACAATTTTACTATTAAGAGCTTTTTGAGTTGAATCATTTAAAATAAGATCTCGTTCAGTCTCCTTGGCCCAACGAATTGCTAATTCTTTTTTTTCTAAAGTTTTAGTAACACGCACACCATTTAAAACAACATCTGCTTTCCATTTCTTATTAGGACGTTGATAAATCGACGTACTCATTTAAATAAAATCTCCTTAATCCTTCTCAAGTTCCCGACCGGGTGGAAAACGGGTGGAAACATATACCAAAAAAACCCGTGAAATACCGTAAAAAAACATAACTGCCAGAAACGACAAAGCCCCAAGCCTTTGATATATAAGGCTTGGGGCTTTGGAGAATCTAATAGATTCTGAATATGGTCCCGAGGGTCGGACTCGAACCGACACGTCATCTCTGACAGCGGATTTTGAGTCCGCCGCGTCTACCAATTTCACCACCTCGGGAGAGGAAGTATGTTTGTGTTGCGTATATTAGCGCGTTTGCAAAACTTGTCAAACCCTAAGTGAATATTATCGTTCACTTTTAGATCATTTAAACATTTTTCATGATTTAGGCCAGAAGCACAGCCATAAAAAAGCGAAAAAGTTTATACTAGGCGCAATTTTTGCGGTGTTTTTCCTGAATATGCAACTGTCTGACTTTTCCTTTGAACTACCCGATGAACTTATTGCCCGTTACCCACTCGAAACACGTAGTGCTTCGCGTTTATTGCATTTAGATGCTAAGGGCCAATATCACGATCATATGTTCACAGATATTATTGATCTGTTCGAAGAAGGTGATTTATTGGTACTCAACGATACCAAAGTCATGAAAGCTCGACTTAAAGGGAAACGTGCTACAGGTGGTGCTATTGAAATTTTGGTTGAGCGTATGCTGAACCACACCACAGCGTATTGCCATATTAAAGCGAGCAATTCACCTAAAGCAGGGGCTGAGCTTTTTGTTGGTGCGGGCAATATTCCCGTGATTGTGCGTGGCCGTCACGAAAACTTATTTGTTGTTGAGTTTTCACAACCAATTTTGCCAGTACTTGAGCAATATGGTCAGTTACCTATCCCGCCTTACTTCAATCGTGAAGCAGAAGCAATTGACACTGAACGCTATCAAACGGTTTTCCATAATCCAGAAAAAATTGCCAGTGTGGCTGCCCCAACAGCAAGCTTGCATTTTGATGAAGAGTTGTTAGCAAAGTTAGACCAAAAAGGCGTTAAGAAAACCTTTGTGACTCTTCACGTCGGAGCAGGTACTTTTATGCCTGTACGCACTGATGACATTACAAATCATGTTATGCACAGTGAATGGTGTGATGTTCCTCAAGAAACTATTGATTTAATTTTGGCAACTAAAGCACGCGGTAATAAAGTGATTGCTGTCGGCACAACTGCAACACGTGCTTTAGAAAGTGCAGCTCAAGCGCATGGCGGAAAAATCGCAGCATGGACTGGTGATACGCAAATCTTTATTTATCCGGGTTATGAGTTCTGCATCGTAGACCGTTTAATTACTAACTTCCATTTACCTGAGTCTACCCTGCTCATGTTAGTTTCAGCATTGTCAAATAGAGAAAATATTTTGGCTGCTTATGAACATGCCGTTAAAGATCGCTATCGCTTCTTTAGTTATGGAGATGCAATGCTGATTGATAAATTAGAAGTTTAA